AAGTCGGTCTGGACATCGTGTTCTCCAGTCTGTTGCACTGGAAAGATATGATCGCAGAGATGAGAGCTTAAGTAAATGTTTTAAAGAAACGAAATACTACTACCAGCTCCGCCGCCCGTGTTTTCTGCGGCGATGTAAGACGACGCCGAGGCACCGAATGCGCGCGGCGCGTTTCCGGCGCTCTCGCCGATCCAGACGATCGTGCGTTGGAGCGTGGCGGCGAAGGGGTCGAACTGCGGCTTGTTCGCGCCGAATGTAACGGTTCCGGCGGCCAGTGTTGTTGCCGCCATTTTGAAATATTTTCGGGGAATGCCGGCCCATGCCTGCTCGCCGAACGTGACAGATGCGCCGACGCTGATTGTTGACGTGACGGCACTTGAAGCGAAATCCTTGACCACGCCATCGCCCGGGTCGACGGTGATGCACATGGTACAGTGCGCTGCGATGCCGGTGGTTTTAAGTTGATAGGTCATGGCGGAAAAATCCTGAAACCCTGCACGGGCGTGTTATGCGTCATTGGCCAAATGAACATATCGAGCCGGGGTATATAGCGGAACTTGGTGAATGGCGGCGTCACGAACTGCCGCGCCGTGCCGGCCAGAGGCTGGCTACTCCACTGCCATGCACCAGTACGCGGGTCGGCTGGTGCGGTCAGTGTCCAGACGGTATCGGTTCCGGCGAAGCAGACCATGGATCGCCATTTTTCCACCCACTCAACGCCACAATCGCCGAGCGGGTAGGGTCCGGTCGGCGCGGTTCCCAGCGTCGGCGGACGGTAACGACGGCCAGCAACCGGATCGATAACATTGAATTCTAGGCCGCTAGCGGTCAGGCGCACGGACAGATAGAGGTCGTCGGCGAGCGCATGAAATCCGACGTGGTAATAGGGTTGCATTCCAGCGTCTTCGACCGGCCAGGTGATCGTTCCTGCCGCGCTTGTCGACGGATCAACCCAATACAGGTTGCGCGAAATGGCGTCTCCGTAGCCATACACCACGCGCCGACGCAGCTCGTCGAAAAAGGCGAATGAATGCGCCGGACGAATTGATAGCGGCGAGCCACCGAAGGTCCACGGCTCTTTGCTGCCGATTGCATATTTATGCGGTTGCTGCGTGCCCTTCTGGCCTGGCTGCGACATAGAGCCGCGCCCTGGCGTGTAGAGGAATCCGTTCGCGCCGCCAGGCAACACGCCTGGCGGAATCCAGGTCAACCAAGCGTAGGTATGTGCGGCAAACGGCTCGCCGACCTGCAAGCCGATGCCGCCGGCCGACGCCCACATCCAGCCTGTAACCACATCGCCGATGTAGTTCTCGGCGTCGAGAAACTGCTTGGCCGGCGGGCGTTCCTGACTCCACTTCCGCGAGGCGATGTCATATATATAGACCGCATTGCTGTCGAAATAGGTATGGCCGCCCGTGTGGAATATCAGCGACCCAGCCTCGCCGTGTGTCTTGGCGAATGAGGCGCCAGCCCAGGCATCAACCTGCTGCTGCATCGCCGCGTTGGCTTCCGTGCTGCGCACATCCCACAACGTGTTGAGCGACACGTCGACAATCTCGCCGATTGCTGGCACCCAGTCCGGCAGCAGGCTGCGACCAGCAGCCACCGCCCCATTCAGCGGGCAGGCGTAGACATCATCGGATGGCGTGGCCATGGGGGATCAGTTGTCGATCTGGAATTGCAGATTTCCGGCTGGGAAGCGCACTGTGAACGCGGAACCAGTCACATTGACGTACTCGCCGGCATGGACGATGCCGGCCGGCTGGTGCTTGCCGCCGGGGCCGGTGTAGCCGCCCTCGGCGAACATCATGGAGAACAGGCCGCCGAGCAGCGAACCGCCGCCGCCCGAGCCGCCGCTGGCGCTGGCCGAGGCCAGGATGGAGGCGGCGGTGGTGGCGCTGGCGACCAGCGCCTGGCCGGCCGTGACGCCGCCGCTAGCCAGCGAGCCGCCAGCGGCAGCGCCGCTGGTGGTCAGGGCCGTGGCCGCTGTCGTCGCCGCGCTGGATGCGGCTTTGTCGCCGCCAAAAAGGCCCATGACGCCTTCGGTCAGTTGCTCGGAAAGGCGCTGCGCGGCGATCTTCGCCATGCCGTCGACGATGCTGCGAACCAGCGCGGTGACGGCGTTTTGCAGGTTCATCGTGCCCTCGGCCAGGCCGTTGATGGCGTCGGCGAGGCCGGATTGCAGGCCGTTTTTCAGCGCCACCTCGTATTCGTTGCTCGTCTGCTTCAGGAGCAGGAGCTTCGTTTCCAGTTCCTGCAAGCGCGCCAGCGCCGCCTCGCCCTGTTCGCCCCCGGCGGCGGCGAGTTCCCTGAGTTTGGGGATTTGCGCCTCGATGGCCGCCGCCGTTTTCCGGTGCAGGTCGATGAGCTTTTGCCGGGCGTCGATCTGCGTCAGCAACCCGGCGCCGACCTGGGCGTTGAGGCTTTGTTCGTCGCGGGCGTTCTGGCTTTCGATCTTGTCGATGGCGGCCGAGACCTCATCCAGGCCGCGCCGGGCCTCTTCCAGACCGGAGAGGCGGATGATGGCGTCCAGCTGAACCTGGGCGGTGAGGCTGCCGCCGGCCACTTCCTTTTGCAGGGCGGCGCGCAGTTCCTCATATTTCTGCTCGAACTCGCGGCGGGCGGCTTCGGCGCTGCGGCCTTCGAGTTTCAACAGCTCGATCTCGACGCCGGCCATGCCGCTCTGGATGCTTTCGGCGCGCTTTTTGGCCTCGGTGAACTGGTGGTAGGCCAGGGCCACGGCGTCGACGGCCCGGGCTTCGGTGCGCAGTTGGTCTTTCTTGCCGGCGCTGAGCGTGGCGGCCTCCTTCGCGGTCTTGAGCCAGATGTCGAGCGCGCTGGAGGATTTGTTGGTGGCGTCGGCCACGCCCGCCTGGGCGTTGGCGAGCTGCTGCTGCGCCTCGCCCAGTTGTTTGGCGAGGTCGCGCTGCTTGTCGGCGAAGGGGTCGGTTTTCGATCCGCCCGCCGATGGCTTGCTGGCGGCAAGCGCCGCATCGAACGCCTTGGCCGCGTCGATCAGTTGCCGGGTCATCTCGGCGCCGATGTTGCCCATGCCGGGCAGCGTGTTCCTGACCATCTTGCCGACGGCGGAGGGGTCTTTCAGGTCGGCGATCTGGCGGTAAATCTTGTCGACTTCACCCTTGGCGTTGGCGATGTCGGCATCGTTGACCCCAACCCTGACCTCGACCTTGACCGGGCTGAGCTGCGAGAGATCAGCGATGCGCGCCTTCAGGTTTCTGAATTCGCCCACATTTTTTTCCAGCGAAGCCAGGAGATTGAGGTTTTCTCGTCGCTGCGCTTCGGTCAGGTTCGTATTGTTCCGGATGGCCTCGCCCATGGCGTCGAAATCGGGCTTCGCGCCCTGGATCATTTCCCGCAGTTGCCGCGCCACACCCTGCATGGCGCCATCCGAGGCGAATTCGTTTTCCAGCGCGCGGGCCATGTCGCGCGCCAGGTACTTGGTGTCGACGACCAGCTGGTCGCGCACCGCTTTCATATTGAGCAGTTCGGCGGACTGTTGCGTGGCGCTCAGTTTCTGGAAGGCTTCCCGCGCCTGATCCGCCGTCAGGCTGATGTCGGCCAGCGCCGATTCGGCCTCCTTCGTGTTATCGCGGAACAGCAGCCAGCCGGCGGCCAGGCTGCCCACCGTGAGCGCCAGGCCAACCGGGCCGCCGAGCACGCCAAGGAGGGTGCGCCCGATGCCGGCCATGCCGGTTCCCGCGGCGGCAGCGGCGGTTTGCGCGGCGGCCAGGCGGGTCGCGGCCGCGGCGAATTGATTGGCGTTGGTCGCGCCGAGCACGGCGGACTCGGCGGCCGCCAGGTTGCTGGCGGCCAGGCGCCGGGCGGAAATGGCCGCGGCGATCTGGCTGACGTTGGCCACGGCCAGCCCGCCCGACCAGCGGGCGAATCCGGCGATCAGCGCAGCGACCGCGCCGCCGGCCAGGGCATTGATATGCTCGGCCAGCACGGCGATGCCGGCGGCCAGCGTTCGGGTCGACAGGACGCCCTCGTTGGCCTGGCCGAGCCAGGCTTGCAGGGCCGTGCGCAGCCGGGTGAAGGCATCGGCCACCGTCGTCGGCATCGCCGCCGCCGCCTGCCGGTTTTGCTCGACCGAGGCGCGCAGCCCTTCGCTCAGTTCGGCGATGGAGAGATCCCCCGCTGCGCCCAGCTTCCTGATTTCCTCCGCCGCCTTGCCGGTAGCCAGGGCGATGGCGTCGACGACGCTTGGCGTGGCGGCGAGGATCGTCTTCCAGCCCAGGGCGTCGACTTTCCCGGTCTGCAAGGCCCTGGAAAAGGCGTCGATGGCCCCGGCCGCCCGCTCGCCGGAGGCGGCGTTGGTCACCAGCAGGTAGGAGAGGCTGTCGCTGACATCGAGCGCCTGGGCGGTGGTGTACCCCAGCGAGCGCAGCGCGTCCGCCGTGCGGATGTAGGCTTCCTGCGCCTCGGCCAGCGGCCGGTAGGTGTTCTGCGCGGTTTCCAGGAGCCGCGCCTGCACCATTTGATATTCCTCGGTCGAGGAAGTCGCCATCTTGATGCGCGAGGCCATCTGGCCATACTGGTCGGCCAGGTTGATGAGCGACATCGCCTGGGAATAACTGATCCAGGCCGCCCCGGCGCGCTTGACCAGCGTCTCGTTGCGGGAGAGCGTGTCACTGATGGAATCCAGGCCGCGCCTGGCCGTCGCAACCGAGCCGTCGAGCCGGCCGAAACCGCTTGTCAGTTGCCCGAGGCTGTCATAGGCTTGTTTCAGGTCGGCGCGAATCCTGAGCGCCAGTTCGAGGTTATTGGCCATGAGCGATCATTCTTTCGATGAACCCGACAAGCCGGTCTTGACCGTGAAGCAGGAACTGCTGGCGATTGCCATTTCCCTGCTATTGCCCGGCGCGCTGGTTGCGCTGGGCGGCTTGTCGGCGATGGTGGCGCTCATGGTCATCGGCTGGGTCATCTGGCTGGTGCGCGGGTTGGGCCCGGTCTGGACGCTGCTGTTGATCTTGTTTGGCATGTCGAGGTAGGGGCGGGTTCAAAACCCGCCCCTACGCCTCCTTCGAGAGCCGTTTGACCGCCGCCATCGCCTTCTCACCGCCACTCGCCCCCAGATTGGCCGCCACGATGGCCGCCGCCTGCATGGCGTTTTCGTGGGCGACGGCTTCGCGGTAGTAGAGGCCGATCTGGTTCAGGGTGTAGTCCATCAGTTCGGATTGGCGGTGGCCGTGCCGGATGAGGGTGGCGAAGACGCGGCCCCAGCGGATGGCATCGAAGCCCTCGCCGCCTTTTCCAGGGCTGGATAGACGGCGAGGCGGCGCACGAAAAAATCCTGGTTGACGCTCCAGAAGAGCGCCAGCAGGTCTTCGCCCTGTTTGTCATCGAGGCTCTCGATCCAGTCGCCCGGCTTGCCGGTGGCGGCTTCGAGCAGTTTGAGGATGCCCTCGCCGTTTTCGCTGAAAGCGTCCATGAAACCGATGACGCCGCGATCTTCGTCGTGGGCCGCCTTGATGGCGTCGGTCAGCCCGCGCAGCTCCCGGCCGAGGCGAAGCTGCTGGCCGAAGGTCAGGGCGCGGACCATGATGGTTTCGCCGCCGACGACCATCTCGGCATCGGGGTGCAGGATGTCGAGGTCGTCCATCACGCATCCGCTCCCAGCAGGTCGACGCGCATGAAGGGGCCGTAGAGCGCGTCGTTTTGCAAGGCATCGACATACAGCGCGGCGCCGGAGAGTTCCAGCGTCGCCTCCTCGTCATTTCCATCTCCAAGGTTGAAACCACCGGCTTTAGCCGGTCAGCTTTAGCGCCGCTGTCTTTGGCGGCGGTTGATGCTCCACTGACGGTTGATGGGGCGGGTTTTAGCGCGGGGAGCGAAGCGGGTGGACTTCAGTCCCCTACGACCCGCGCGAACCCACCTACTTCAGTAGGTGGTCGTTCAGTGATCCAGCCGAAATCGCCGCTCATGGCCAGACTGATGCGCGGCACGATAACGCGCACGTTCTGCCCGACCGAGTTCACGCCATTGAAGATGATGCCGCGCTCGACATTACGCGCCGTAAAGGCGGGGATGTTGGTGTAGCCGTCGTGCGCGTAGTCGATCCTGAGCGGCTCGACGTGCGTCGCCGGGTGGGCGAGCAGCTTGAGACGCGCATGCTGGGCGGATTCGATCTGATAGTGCGCGCCCTCGATGTAGGGCGTCGGCGTCGGCGAACTGTCCTTGATGACGACACTGGATATTTTCGGGTGGCGCGTCGTGAAATAGTCGCCCGCCGCCAGGCTGGGCAGCGGTTCGGCCGTCACCGTCCCGGCGACTTGTTCGATGGCGCTGCCGAGCAGCGCGGCGGCCAGCGTGCGGCCATTGAACTGGACGAGCGAGAGCGCCACGTTCAGCGACTTGCTGGTTTCCAGTTCGGCGAGCGGCAAGCGACTGCCGGAGCAGGACTCCATGATGGTCTTGGTTTCGCGGCTGACCGTCGTCGTCAGCGTGCGCGTGCCGCAGCCGATGCGATAGAGATCGACGAGAAAGCCGTTGTCCGGCTTGCCTTTGACCGGGTCATAGCGGCCGATCATCACCGGCCCCTGGCCGGAGTAAACGAAGGGGGTGTCCTGGATGGCCATTACTTTGCTCCTTTTTTGGCGCTGGCGGTGTCAGGGGCTGCGGCGTCAGGGGCGGCCGGCTCGGCCACGCCCTTGCCGATCAGCCATTGCGCCTGATCGTCGTGCAGCGTGAGCCGCGCGCCGGGCGGGTAATCGCGCCCGCCGTGACGATGCGGGCGCATGAGGGTGATTTCAGTCATCAGTTCGGGCATTGTTCTCTCGCTAAAGTGATGCCGGCCGTCCAGGCCAGCGGCAGGTAGTAAAAGCCGGCGCCATCGCTGCCGGCAGGGAGTGCTTCGGCCAGCTTCAAGCCGCGCGCGGGCGTGAAGCGGGTTTGTTGCAGCGCGTCGATCACCGGGATGGCGAGCCGGCCGGCTTCTTCCCGCGCTGCGTTGCCGACGGCGTGGTTGGCCGCGTTGCGCACGGCGATCACCGTCAGCCAGGTCTGCTCGACGCTGGCGAATGCCGGAACGCTGGCCTCGGTGACGCGAAAGCGGCTGTAGATGACGAACACCGCCGGCACGAACTGGACATTCATGTGCGCCAGGTCATACGCCTGCGTCACCCGCACCTCGGCCGGCAGCGCCGCGCGCAGTCGATCCTCGATGGCCGGGCCGAGGAAAAGGAAGTTTTCCGGGGTCATGACCGCCCCCACGCTCGCGTAAAACGCTCGCGGCCCACCAGGGGGGCGCGATTGGCTTGAAGCGCTTCCACGCCAATCACCGGAACACGCCATTGGGCCGGCGGCCAAAGACCTTGGCGCCAGGCCTGACCACCACGGCCTCGCCATTCGGCTCGACGAGGCCAGGCAGGCCGAGCGAGGCCGTGCCATTGGCCAGCGAGCGCAGCAGGCGCAGCGCATCCTCGTAGCGCCGCCGCACCTCTTCCGGCGCGGCGTTGTCGAAGAGCCGGTAGCGGGCGATGTCGCAGGCAACGCGCCGGATGACCGGCGGCGCCGGGTCGAGCGGCAGCCGGTAACGGTTGGAAAGATAAATGTCGATCTCCGCCGTCGCGTCATCCAGCGCCTGCTCGATGACCTCGCTGCCCGCCCGTTCGGCGAGCTGCATCATCTCGGCATCGCCGAAACGATCCATCATGTCGTTGGCCGTGGCGTACATGTCAGGGTTCAGGTTTCAGCCGGGGCGATGGCGACCACCGCCAGCATCGGTTCAGCCAGGAGTTGCGCGATCTGCTCTTCGGTGAGGGCGGACGCCGCCACCTCGATGCCCGCGCCCGACGGCCACCAGCGGCCAGCGCGGCGAAAGCCACTGGCCGGCAGGGCGCGAACGAGGTAGCGGTCGGCCGGCGGCTTCGCCGCCGCCGGCTCGTCCCCTTGCAGAGGAACAGCCGGGAGCGTTTCCGTGGCGGCTTGCCCCGCCGTCGGATTCGCGGTCTTTCTGGTCGCCATCCCGATCACTCCAGCCAGGGCGAGACGTGCAGTTGCACCGCGCCCTTCCAGATGTTGGTGCTGCCCTCGATGAACTCGGCGTTCAAGAGTTGCCGCGCCGCCATTTCGTTCGTCGGGCCGCAGACCAGGTGCGTCGCCATGACGCCCAGGGGGCTGCCGTCCGGGCGGAACTGACCGGCCAGCATCTTCCGCGCGCTATCGAAATGCAGGGCGGTGAGCGCCTCCCGAACGCCGACGGCGAGCTGGTGGAAGCCGAACGCCGCGTTGTAGCGGGCATCCGCGCCGAATAAATAGGTGTTGTTGTCGAACACCGTTGGGTCGGAGGCAGCGGTGCGGGAGACGAATTCCGGCGTCTTGCGGCTCTGGAAAATGAGCGGCTTCATCCAGGCGCGCGACAAATCCATGACGAACCACGGCGCCGTCGCGGCGTTGCCCAGCGCGTTGCTCCACGACACCTCCTCCTTGTCGCGGTTCCAGCCCTGATGATCGGCGTCGAAGAAGGGCTGGCCGTCGAAGCCCTTGACCGTGAAACCCTCTTTCAGCAAGCCCCAGACCAGATCGTCCGGGTGGCGGGCGACGTTTTCGCCCTGCATCGAAAAGCGTGGCGCGTAGAGGCCGATCTTGTCATCCTCGATGTCGTTGCGGTTGACCGAAATGGTGTGCTCCCAGTGGCGGTTGCGAATCACCGCATCGGTCGATTCGAGGTTGTTGTAGACGCGCTGGCCGATCCATTCGCGCATCCCCGGCAGGTCTTTCATCCAGCCGTAATTCTCGGCGTCCGAGGTGCTGGGGATGGTCATGGCGACCAGGCCATAGGACGACGGCACGCTCTCGAAGCCGCGAATGAAGGCGGCGTTGAACCCCTGATTGAGCAGGCGCAGGGTATCGGTAGTGATGTTCATGTGGACTCCTGATTAAAACCCGAACGGGCCAAAGGCCCAGACGCCGCCAGCATCGACGGCAACGACCGTCAGCGCCGTCGAACCGCCGGCAGCGGCCGTCACGGTGCGGGCATCCTTGGCGTAGCACGGCCCGCCGACGTGGGCCTGGGTGACCGGGTTGGCGGCGGCGTTATCCCAGCGGAAAATGCCGCGCCGCACCGGCACGACCACCGGCTCGCTGCCCGCCGGGCCAGCCGTCACGGTGCGCTCGGCGCGGCCGATGGGGATGGCGGCAGCGCCCGGTACATTGGTGGCGAGACCCGCGGCGAGCAACGCCAGTTCGCCCTGGTGGATGGTGACGCCGGCGGCGACGGTGAATTCGAGGATGTCGCCAGCGCGTTGCAGTGTATTGCGGGTCATCTCAGCACTCCTTCCCTGCTTTTTTGAATTGCTCGGCCGAGAGGCCCATGGCCTTGCAGATGGCCAGTTCGTCGGCGGACGGGCCGCCGCCGCCGCCCGGCGCCTTGCCGCCCGATTGCATGCCGGAGAGGGCGGCGATGTCGGGCGCCTTCTCGATAAACGCCTTCAGCGCGCCGATGGGCTGCGTCCGCGCCCACTCGATGAGCGCGCCGGGAATCTTGCCGGCGTTGGCGGCGATCAGCGCCTCGCGCTCGCTGGTTTCGATCTGCCGTGAAAGCGCCGCGATCTGCGCCTGCATCTGCTGCGCCGCCTCGACCGGCACGGTCTTGGCCGGGTCGGCCGAAGCCTTCAGCGCGGCGAGTTCCGCCTGGGCGCTTTCCGCCCCGGCCTTCGCTGCGGCCAGTTCAGAATCGCCGTTGTCGGCCCTGGCCTTCAAGGCCGCGACGGCGGCCAGCGCCGCCTCGTCGTTCGCCGTCTCGGCCAGGCCGAGCGCGGCGAGCAATTGCTTTTTAAACTCCATGGAACAATCTCCTGCATCAGGGGTGGGTGAAAACGCGCGCGCCTTCAAGGCCGCCCGCACCGACTCGTCGATCGCCGGGTCGTTGGTGAGCGCCACCGATTGCAGTCCGGTGACCTCGCCGGTCGATGCGTCATAAAAAAAAGTGGGCGACAGATAGCGGTATTCATCGGCCGCAATCAGCGCCGCCGCCGCCGCCGTCCAGCGGATTTGGCCGTACAGCCCGGGCGCTGCGCCATCGGCGCGAAACACCAGCGAGCGCGGGTCGATCCAGCCCGCCGCTGGAACCGGCTTGCCGTTTTCTGAAGCCAGCAGGGATTGATGCTCGTAGTCGATCAGCAAATCGGATGTCCGGGCGGCCTGCGCCGCGACGATCCGCGCCGCGCCGTCGGCCGTCAAAAACCACGGCCCTTCGCCCGCCAGCGCCCCGCGCGGCGCTTCAAAGCGCCCGGCGGGAATGAGCCGGATAAAACCCTGATCCGCCTGCACGCTCAAGGCGCAGGCGGCAACCGGAAAAAAACCGCGCCCCGCCGTCACATCGACGGCGGGGGCGGCGAGGGCCACGGGAGGAGTCGTGGCGGAGGAGAAGCGTTGATCCATGCCGGCCACTTTGCCGGCCGGCGCGCCCGGCATCCATTAACCCCGGTTAGTAACGGGAGCGGCCTGTTCAAACCCCTCGCGCGCGGGCCGCGAATGCCCTTGCGAACGATTCGCATGGGCGCGAACGCCGCTGGCAATGCCCTGGTAGCCAAGCGAACCGATCAGCGGCTTCTCGGGCCGCTCACGTGTCATTGAACAGTTGCCCCTGCCGCTCGGCGCGCAGGGCGGCGCCGACGGTCTTGATGCGGCGATAGAAGTAGACCACGGAAAAACCATATTCGCGGGCCAGCTCGACGTGGTTGCGGCCGTTGAACTTCTCCCACATCTCCAGGTCGCGGCGGGCGATGTCGATGGCGACGCCCTTGGGGAAATAGATGCTCTCGCCCCTCCAGTCGTCGCGCATGGCCTCGCCGACTTCGATGCCGATCTGCGCGGCGGCCTCCGGCTCGACGCCGCGCCGCTCGACCGCCGCCGCCACCTTGTCCGCCAGGTCGGCAAGGAGTTGAGGCGCGCCGCGTAAACTCATGCCGCGCTCCGCCGCACCCGCTTCAGCCACCGCTTCAGCGCCTCGATCACCGCGCTGGCCTCTCTGCTGGAGAGCCATTGCAGGGCGTCGACGCCGGTCTGGCGCTTGACGTAAGCGCCGAGCGCCGCCTCGGCCGGGTTCCTGACCGCGCCGGCCGCATGCAGTTCGAGCCAGAGGGCGCGAATCTTCTTGCTCGGCGCATCGTCGGCCAGCGGCCGGGTCGACTGCGGGTCGCGCGGCCGGTAGCCGCCCTGGCGGTTGAGGTGGTCGAGCACCGTCGACAGCTCGCCCGAGTGCATGTCGGCGAGGCTCGCCTTGCCGGTGAGGCGCTGTTGCAGCGCCCGCCGGGTGTCGTCGTCGATGGAGAGCCGTCGGCAGGCGGCGTGCACCGCCTTGATGCGGGCGGCTTTTTGCAGGCCGATGAGGCTCATGTCAGTCATCCTCGCTGGGCGGATCGGGGATCATGCGCATGGCCTGTTCTTCCACCTGGTCGGCGAGGTCGTACAGTTCGCGCTCCAGCGCGCCGGAGACGCCTTCCCAGGCTGCGGCCATGCAAAGCAGCTTTTCGCGCATGGCGCGCAGGCTGCGGCGCTGGCCGGCAGCGGTGCAGTTCGGGGTGCTGTAGGTCATCACGCCACCTCCACTTCAAACGGCTCGACGATGAAATCCTCGACGCCGGTGACGATGGAAATGCCGGCGATGCCGGCGACGGCCGTGGGGTCGGCCAGCATCGCCTCCTTGTTCGGCTCCTCCTTCTCGCGGATGAAGCGGGCGAGGCCCAGGCGGCGCAGATTCTCCAGCACCTTGTCGACGGCGCGGATGGAGACCGAGGGCGGGCGCTGCCGCCATTTGACCAGACCGGTGATGAGGTTGGCTTCCTTGCCGCCGCCAGTGAGCAGTTCGGCCCGGTGCGCCTCGCACCAGCCCTGGATGCCGGCGGTGAGCGTCTCGATGCGGGTTTTGAGGGCGTCGATCTCGTCCTTCCTCGCCGCTGTGGCGGCGGCGATCTGGTCGTTGATGCCGGTTTCGATACGGGTCAGGGCGCGCTGGGCATCGCCCAGGGCGCGGATGGATTCCATCGCCTGATCCTTGCTCTGGCAGATGAAGGCGGCGGCTTTGGCTTTTTGCTTGCTCATTTGAAAACTCCTTTCAGGGGCGTAAGGGCTGGTGTCGCGGGCGTCGGCGCGGCAGGGGACGCACAGGCGGTTGTGCGGTCAGGCGCGGGCGTTGGGACGGCCGCGGGCCGCGCGGTGGAGGCGGCCTTGTCGATGAGGCGTAGCAGGTCGGCGGTGCGGCGCGACATGGTGAAAACTCCTTTCAAGGGGCGTACGGGCTGACATCCCGGGCGCGGCATTTGACGCACAGGCGGTTGTGCGGGCCTTCGGAGACGAACGGTTGGCCGCAGCAGAGGCAGGGGCGCCTGGCGGCCGCGCGAAGGCTCGCCGCCGTGGCGGGTTCGGCATCAAAGCCTGGCGCGCGCTCCCCCAGCCACTCGAAGGCCACCACCCGCTGCCCGGAGTGGGCGAGGACACGGCTGACGGCGATTTGCCCGGCGGCGATTTCCGGCCCGAGCGCGTCCCGCAAGTTGTTTCGACCCACGCCGGACAGTTCGGCCAGCTCGCCGCTGGTGAGGGGGGCGCCGGCCTCTTTCAGGATGACGATGAGGCGCTCGGCCACCGGGCGGATTTGGGGGCGCTTCATGGCAAATTCCAGGCGTTGCGCGGCTCGTACCCCGCCTTCAGCCAGGCCAGATGCCAGGAATAGTTGAGCCGGTGGTAGTAGCGCCAGGCGAGACGCAGGCGTTTGACGATGCTCATGACGCATCACCTCCCGGCGAGAATTCGGCGGGAACCACGGGGACGCCGTAGATCGGCGAGCAGGCGGTGAACATCGCCGTCGTCATCGAACCATCGGGATACACCTGCTCCAGCGTGGTCATGCAGCCGGGGTCACGGTGAAAGGTGATGCTCATGCCCTCGGGCAGCAAGCGCCCGACGTTGATGATCGAGGCTTTGAGCGTGGCGAGTTTTTCGGCGTCGTTCATCTCAAGCCTCCTTCACAATCGCCGCATCCACCAGCGGCGCGCCCAGGTGGGCGGCGAGGTTCATGGCGGCGGTCAGCGCGTTGGCGATGGCCAGCGGGTAGGCGAGGCTGACCCACTGCGTCATCACGTTGGCCGATTTGGCGTTGCCGGTTTTACGGGCGAAGGTCAGGCGCTCCTTCAGGGCCTCGATGCCTTCCGGGCTGATGACCTGGCCGATGTCCGCGCCGACGCGGGCCAGCTTGAACTTGAGGTAGTCGGCAAGCTGGCCGTCGAGCGGCGGCAACTCCACGATGTCGCAACGCTGCGCCACTTCGCGCACCTCGGCGTTGTTCACGGCCAGGCGGTTTTTCAGTTCCGGCTGGCCGATGAGCACGATGGCGAGCAGCGGGGCAAGGCCATCCCTGATTTCGGCGAAGCGTTTGAGGTGTTTGAGCGTCGGCGTCGGCAGGCAGTGCGCCTCCTCGATCAGCAGCACATGCCGCTGGCCGGCGCGGTGGCCGGCGGCGAGCAGGCTTTGCAACTGCCGGGCGCGGGCTTCCGCCGTGCGCTTGGGCGGCACGGAAGGCGCGACGGTGGCGATGATGGCCTCCACGATGGCGGCGGATTTCAGCGTTTTGCCCTTGCTGTCGTTCTCCTCCATGTAGAGCACGGAGGGTTCGATGATGAGCACGTCGCGCCCTTCGCGGTTGAGCCGATCCTTGAAGTCGGCCACCACCGTGGATTTGCCGCTGCCGGATTCGCCGACCAGGGCCAAGAGGCCGCCATGCCGGGCATGCTGCCAGAGCGTTTCGCGCACGAAGCGGATGTCCGGGCTGAGGTAGACGTCGCTGGCCTCGGCGATGTCGTTGGCGAAGGGGTCGGCAGCCAGCTTGAAGTGCCGGCGCGTGGGCGGGTGCAGGGTTTGCTTTTGCAGTAACATGTCAGTCTCTTTCGATGGTGGCTCTTTCGTGGGAGATGCCGCGTCCGGCACAGCGGGCGCGGCGGTGGAACGCCCGGCGTTGCAGCGCCGGGTGTTTTGCTTTTCGGGGCGAGGCTCGAAGGCCGTGGCGATGGCGGCATCGGCAGCGCCGGCCCGGCTCAATTCGGTGGCGATGGCGGCCTTGAGCGCCGGCCAGCCCTTGGCTGGCTCGAATCCCCAGTTGAGCATGTCGGCCAGGGTGCCGGGGCTGATGCCCAGCGTGGCGGCGAATCGCGCCTGGGAGACATTCAGGCGGCGCAGCAGCGCCTTGAGCCGCAAGGGCGCGGGTTTCTCGGCTGGATATTTCATTTCCATCTCCAAGGTTGAAACCACCGGCTTTAGCCGGTCAGCTTTAGCGCCGCTGTCTTTGGCGGCGGTTGATGCTCCACTGACGGTTGATGG